GTTTCTCTCTTCGCCTTCGGCGAGCAACTGCGTTCTATACCTATAAAACACAAGCCTGTGTAGGTCCATATACATTCATTCTATTCCATACTGGTTCCCCGTTTCCCTACTCATTTCCAGGTTGCACTTCTAGAGGGGTGTGTACAGTTCCGTTGCACTGTACAGTTCCGTTGCACTGTACAGTTCCGTTGCACTGTACAGTTCCGTTGCACTGTACAGTTCCGTTGCACTGTACAGTTCCGTTGCACTGTACAGTTCCGTTGCACTGTACAGTTCCGTTGCAGGCGCGCCCTACGCATCCAGCGCATGGTGCACCCAGCGCATGGTGCGGTGTGTAGGTAGATAGGTAGGTACATCTGGTCATAAACCTCTTTGTATTTCTGAACACAGAGAGAAACACCTCTAACCATGGGTCCCAGTGGGACCCCGTGCGCACATCGCGTGCGCCCGTGCGCATATCGCGTGCGCCCGTGCGTATGTTGTGCGATCGCGTGCGTATGTTGTGCGATCGCGTGCGTATGTTGTGCGATCGCGTGCGTATGTTGTGCGATCGCGTGCGTATGTTGTGCGATCGCGTGCGTATGTTGTGCGATCGCGTGCGTATGTTGTGCGATCGCGTGCGCATGGTGTGCGTATGTTGTGCATATCGCGTGCGCATGGTGTGCGTATGTTGTGCATATCGCGTGCGCATGGTGTGCGCGTGTCATGTGCGCACGGTCGCATATCGCGTGCGACCGTGCGCATATCGCGTGCGACCGTGCGCGACCGTGCGCCAGGTTTCTCTCTACACCTAGAAAATATAACCCTATCTAGATAGATATACAGTTCTTATGTTCCATACTGGTTCCCCGTTTCCCTACTCATTTCCAGGTTGCTCTTATAGAGGGGTGGCACAGTTCCATATCATTGTACAGGTCCGCTGCGATGTACATGTCCGTTGCGGCGATAGTTCCGTTGTGGGGTTCGTAGCAGGGTCGCACAGTGCACAGTGCGCCGCGTAGGTACTACACTACACTACACTACACCTGGCCATAAAGAGCTTTGTATTTCTGAACACAGAGAGAAGCCTCCCAAAAGAACTGGTGTGGGTCTGTCCGGGCGTTCGCGTGCAACCATGAACGCGAATACTACTTCATGCTGCCTCTGGTCGGAAGCGCGGAAAAAAACAACAACAACTAGTTACGATATTACTCTACTCTACTCTACCCCGTTCCGCCCCCCCTTCTTCGCGCGCCTCTCCTTCGCCGCGGCCTCCTTCACGCGAAACGCCTCGCGCACGCGCGCGTGCGTGGCCGTGGCCGCGGCAATGTTATGCTCCATCTTCATGACCCACCCGTACGCCGCGGCCGCGCGCGGCGAATCGCGCCCGCGCAGCGCGCTCTGCAGCTCGTAGTTCTCCAGGAACAGCGCCTGCGCCTTCTTGCACGACCGACGGTCGTTGCAGCGGCGCAACGCGTGCGCCACGCCCGCGTTCACACGACACACCGTGTCGGGGCTAGACTGGCTATAGTTAATGCACTTCAGCGGACTCGTGCGCACCGCGAACTTATGATCTCTTACTGCTCTGACTGATGACATGATAGTGATTTGGTTGGGAACTTGGTTCTGATAGGGTATGATGCCGAAACATACACCGCGTCGGAGCGTGTCAATTCTTGTACAGAAATACTACAACACCACCACAAACACTCTTCGAGAACGGTCGTAGAGAGACCCGCGACATCGCGGGCGACCGTGCGCCATCGTGTGCGTATCGTGCGCGTATCGTGTGCGGGCGTGCGCGTATCGTGCGCGGGCGTGCGCGTATCGTGTGCGGGCGTGCGCGTATCGTGTGCGGGCGTGCGCATATCGGTGGCGACCGTGCGTGCGGGCGTGCGCGTATCGTGCGCGGGCGTGTGCGTATCGTGTGCGGGCGTGCGCGTATCGTGTGCGGGCGTGCGCGTATCGTGTGCGGGCGTGCGCTATGTTTCTCTCTACACATAGAAAATACAACCATATATAGATACACATACGTTCATTAGAATCCATACTGGTTCCCAGTTTCCCTACTCATTTCCAGGTTGCACTTATAGAGGGGTATTGAATGGTTCCGTTGCGTTGTATAGTACCGTTGCGGATGCGTAGCATGGTCGTACAGTGTATCAAGTTCGTATAGTGTAGTAGGGTCGTACAGTGCAGCACTGTCGCATAGCGTACGGTGCGCCACGTAGGTACACATGATCAGAAAGAGCTTTGTATTTCTGAATAAATCCCATTTTATTTTTTATATTTTTTTCCATTGTAGAAATAATATTAATAACCCTAATACTACATATATTATTGGTAAAAGTTCTAATATTGGAGTGTTTGGAGTTTCTTTATTATTTAATTGATTGTTTACAGTATGATATTGTACTGTACTTAATATGAGTATTATTAGTCCAAATATAACTATCCACCATTTTTTAAATACTCCAGCCAAAGCAGCTATTCCAAAACCGGTTCGCATATAAGCTAAGTAAGTTCTTTCATTTGCCAGTTTTGTTCTTTTTATTGCTAATTCATATGAAGTTAGTTCTTTTTTCATTACGATTATATATATATTATACTTTATTTTTTATAAATGACATTCTATTTTTTCAAATATTACATTAGTCGCGTGCCATCGCATACCGACGTAATTGTCTGATTTTGAACCAAATGTTATCACGGAAGGAATGTGTGAAAAGGCTACAATACTGTTCAAATCATCAGTTAGACGGAATGGTTAAGATACGTCTTCACGAGTGATATCAGACACATGTTACGACCAGTTCCAAAAACGAAGGATACTGTCCATATGATACATGCAAACCTACTCCGTCTTGAATCTTTATCTATATGTATAGTAGATAATGATTCAATCAAATGAAAAAGATGAAGAACATTCTGAGAAGGAGATAATAAAGGTCTTTGTGATTACAGGGCCAAAATCAAGCGGGAATACTACCTATGAAACTGAAGTGAATGGAAAAAAGATACATTCAGGTATGGCGTGGGATGTTATAGAAGCTGTTAAAAAACTCCCATCTTTTAAAAAGTATAAGTTTGAATATACATTTTCTAAACCAGGAGCTAAGAATTATGATGAAATACTTAGTTGGGTAAGTACTGGTAAATATGATTTAGGACTTGCCACTTTCTCCCAAACCCATGCGCGTGAAGAAAAAATAAATTATACCGTCCCCATTACAATCGATGCATTTGCTTTATTTCACTATTCTAATACAAGCCATTTTGATATATTTAAAGATGTATTTTTTAAGATAGGGTATATGATCATGATACTCGTTATTTTAGGAATAATTGCTGGAATAATATTATTTTTTATAGATCCGACTCGTACTAAGGCAACAAATATCAAGAACCGTAAGGTATTTTTGATACGTTCTGTAACGACAGGTATTGCAACATTTTTTGGAGAGGCAGGATTTTTATTTGAAAACACTTCGTCTTCCATAAAAGGACTAGTTGTTGTAACAATGATAATGTTGGTTGCTGTTATATTTCTCCAGTTTATGCAAGCCGAAATCACAACATTGATGTTCGAACGAAAAATGGGCGAAGGAATATCAGATTCAGACATGAGAACAAAACCAGCAATAGGTCACGAGGGGTGGGCTAATACAACCCATTGGGAGGAAATTGGTGGTGTCGTGGAACGATTTAAAGGAAAGACTAGTGAGGAGCTTGTAGAAATTTACATAAAGAACCCGAATAAATATACAGGTGTTCTTTTTTCGTACTATGATGGTTACCCATTAATGAAGTTGTATCCAGGACTCACAGTGTCCGCTTTTGACAATATTCCATTGTCTCTGATATTTAATCCTAGAAAACCCCAGTTTGGAGAAGATCTCAACAAAGGTCTCCTGCATATCCGTGCTACGAAAGAAACCCAAAAAATATGTAAGTTCTATTTTGGAAATGATAGGCCGAATGCGCCACCTACGTGTACGTTATAATAGTTACATATTCAATAATTATATCGCCACTCAGCATGGAAGAGGATGTTAGTCGCAACAACCATATATCACAATAAAAATTGATTATCAAAATGAATCATAACTAGAGTCAATCCAGTTATTATTCTTGTATTCTTATTCTATTCATGAGTAACTTTTACACCAACGAACTTTCCACCGCTAACAACACAGGGTGTTTAACCGCTAACAACACATCGTGTTTATCCGACCCAGAGGTGATCATTCCAGAGGAAGAAGATAAAAATGCATTTGAGTGTGATGACTGTAATTCTAAAGGCATAGATTGTTATGAACAACTTGGGTTAACGAAAGAAGAAAGTCTTATTTATATGGATTTGGGTGAACCAGACCGATGCGAAGATTGCTTTGACAAGTGGAAGAATACCAGCGATGCCGCTGATTATTTGAAACAAACCGAGGAGGAAGATGAAGAAGAGGAAATTGGCGAAGAACAGTTTAGATGTCCATCATGTAAGCTTGTACAAAGCATGAGTACTTGCTATTTATGTGAGATTGAAAATACATGCGAAACATGTGTTGGAGATGGAGGTTCTTATGGCGAGGATGAAGAATGGATATGTCAACCATGTGTTGATAAGCAGCCTGAGGAAGAAGTGGAAAAGTACCCGTTTTACATCTACCATGACGCATCGTTTGGATATGACAGAGACAACTGTCCAGCATGTTATGGTTCATATGGCGATCTTAGCGAAGAGGCAATCGAAACCATTCACGATGAATATGACGATACAGATGATATCCCTTGTTACTCGCGCCAAAGGCTCAATGCCTATCTAAAACCATCGACCTATAAGCGTTTGACCGCAAAAACACTCAACACGAATACCGTATTGTTCGCGCTTGCGAACATGGGTCTATGGGGCGAATGTGACGAAGAGTTGGGATTGGACAAGTTGGATGACGATGAGATTGTAGAGGATGCTAGTGATGATTTGTATGTATGTTATGCTAACGGTAAAGAATACGATGCGCATTCATATTTCAGAGAACATAAAATACATTTGTGTTTTGGCGGTTCAGGAAGCACGGAGTTTGCCGAGTGGCACGACGATGGCGTGCATCCACAAAACTAAATAGTAAATAATATTCAACATAATGTCCATACCCTTATCTTCTTTGTGTAATCACGTGTTCGGTGGCATGATCAAACCTATTGTTTCTATCGGAGAACTCGTTATTTCCCATGGTGCGTGCACAGTGCATGCCATGCGCTCAATGGGATCACGTATGACGTCATTGAAGCAATCCCGAAGAATAAGAATAAGAATAAGAAGAATCCCTCACAATAAAATCTACATAATGTATATCTATCTAATATATTGATGCCAACAGACAAGTGTGTGCAAAATAAGACTGTCGTCAATAAAGACCCATTTTCTAATAAACCGATAGTATTAGCTACTAAAAAAAGTCGTTTTCTTGAAATAACAACTCGGTATTTTGTGCCCACTCCCAAAACGTTGATATACTATGGTTTCCCCTAATAAAGAGAGCATGAGATACCGTTTGTGGGATGCGTATGGGCGCACGGTCGAACAAACAAAGCATACGATGCGAGACAATAGGAACACGTCATAGTTTTCTCTCTTGATACTATATAGAAGACCTATTAATGTCCATCTCATCTGCCAGTAATCCCCTTATCGGTATCCGAAACGCTATCAATGACGATGACGTACTTGATATGACTATCAACGATGATGATAACGAATCTATACTTGATATGACTATTGACGTGTTATACGAAGACCAATCATCAAAAAGAAAAGCCATGGTGGAAACAGGTTCGGCCGAAAAAACATTTACTGGGAATGCAAGAAAATCTGAAAGTGTTGGTTCAAGTGGCGACACATCCCGTCAAAACTCTACGACTACATTTGATAGTATATCGTCTGAGTTCAAACAGTGTGGTGTCAGTATTCCCAGAAAAGATCTCCGTGATATAATGGCGACTACATTCAAGAAATATTTAACAAGCACTAGTTCCCAACTGAGCTCTGCATGGGGCTCTAATGTGGAAGCATGGGCGAAGTGTAAGAACTCAAAACGTGGAACTGAACCATGTCCCTGTTGTTACTTGTGCTTGTTGCCCATAGTTTCTACCATCCATGGTGGTCAGCCCGAAATGGAACATGTGGTTGCATGTCCCACTGCGTTTAGAACTTTTCCCAACATGGATACGTTACGGTATTACTATCCGTTCATACTGCTGCTGAAGCCTGGTGTGCTGAAGCCTGATGATTATGAGAAAAACACAAAAGATAGGGGACCAACTGGGATCAGTTGTCAGTCCCTTAGAGCAACTATTGAGGAGAGGAGAAGTAGTGGATTGTCCATGTATGCTTTGTGGAACGAATATATAATGAGTAACTTTGAGATATTGAAACAATTGTATCTTTATATAAATTGTAAGTTTGACACAGGCGTGACGATAGATACGGTGAAGGCTGGATTCAAACTTTTCATCATAAGAAAATATAGTGGAGTAAACATGGTATTATTTGGATTACAATCGGGCGCATTTTACCGCATATTTGAGTACTGTTTTGCAGTGATCACACTGTGGTTATACGAATTTGCCTACGCGCATAGGTGGTGTAACCAGACCAAATGGGATGTTATGTTGAATGATACGGGTAGTATTACTAATTTGCTTGGTAATAAACCAGATCCATTTACGGGCAAGGCTAGTAAGATTAATACTACATGGACGGGTACTGACCCCATTAATAATGAGATAAAAACAAATCCAGCAATGAAAACTGAATTTAGGAGCAGACTTACCCCAATACTATCGCGACTAGACGAGATCCCCCCTACACCCCCTACACAACAGCGTGTAATGGATGTATGGGACAAATATGATGATGCCGTTAAAAAATTCAGATTAGTGAGTGGCGATCATTTTGAAGATAATGAGGAAGGAAAGAAAGACATCCAAACCGTGTTTCGGAACCTGAACACGAGACGGATAATTCGTTTTACTGACCTACATAGAAAGGCTGGTCTAGATACACGTCAAGGTAGTAGTATTACTGGTAGTCGTACTACAACTGCTTCTGCTGCTAGTCATAGTTCTAGTTCTAGTTCTAGTTCTAGTTCTATAAGTCAACAACCACCCCAAACAGAAGATGCTGCTGGTAGTATTAAAGCAAAAAAAGAAGAAGAACTACGAATTATTAATGGCAATCTGACCATCGCCAACGCCAACCTCGAGAGAATAAATGGTGAAACCCCCCGTAGCTCGCGATTCGTGGCGGCTAAAAAAGTGTCATTAATGGTTGCTATCGCACGCATAGACGAGTTAGAAATCCAAATGGAAGAAATCAACGCCGAAATTAATGATATTAACTGTGCCGCTCGTCTATATAATACTCCTACAAGGGTTCAGAGGAATCAAGTTCAGAGGAATCAATTTCAGAGGAATCAAGTTCAGAGGAATCAAGTTCAGAGGAATCAAGTTCAGAATCAAGGTGAGAAGCGAATACAACCCGTTTCAACCGAGTCCGAAGGAAATAAATCTCCCCGCAATGATGATAATCCCACTCCTGGTACTGCTGCTGCTGCTGATGCTGCTGGTGTAGCAGAACGTCAACATGCAGCCATAGAACGCCATGTTGGACGCATGAATAAAGGACGCGACATGGAAAGAACCAAAGCTCCAGGTAAGTCGTTCGCCGGTGGGCGAACCCGCAAAGCCCACAAACGCACGCGTCTTCGGTCGCGGCGTACGAACAAAGCCCGCACCCGCAAAGCCCGCAAACGCACACGTCTTCGGTCGCGGCGTACGAACAAAGCCTACAAACGCACGCGCAAGAAACGACCCGTTGTCTTCTCTCTACGATCGTAATCCAAGAGTCAATCTCAGTTGAATGTACGTAGTCATTGTGACGCTTACATTAATATTTATTATCCATGTACTTCAAGTATAGAACATGGATAGTATATGGTTGTTTCCATTGATTATGTTTTTATTGGATTCTGTGTATCTTAGACAGACGGGTATGTATTACAATGCGATAGTTACATCGATTCAGGGTTCTGAAATACATGCTCGGTACGTGTCGGCGTTCTTCTGTTATGTGTTGTTGGCATTTGGGTTGTACTATTTTATTCTTAGAGAGAACCGTCCCGCCTACGAGGCTTTTATTCTGGGCGTGGTTATATACGGTGTATTTGAAACCACTATATACACGATATTTAAGAAATGGAGAATGGGTGCTGTGATTCTTGATACGGTCTGGGGAGGCGTGTTGTTCTATTTAACAACGTTGTTCGTTTACAAAACCCGAACATTGCGTCTTAGTGTAGGTCGTTAGTTTTTTGAAAAAAAATGTGTTACTTGCTGTTCTATCTTTTTTTTCTAAGGAGCCACATGTACTCCTTAGCTCCGCTACTTGTTGTTCCGTGGCTAGTGGTAGTAGTGGTGGTGGTAGTAGTAGCATCGGTTTCGTCTGTTGTATGTTCTGTGCTAGCCCGTTTATACGCCCCAACACCATGCAGTCGGTTGTACACGCCATGCACAATGGGTGTTTTCTGTACCACTTCACCAAGGTCTGTGAGCATGGTGTCAATGTCTGCAATGGATATGATTCCTGCGTCGTAGTAGGATAGCGCAACGAACTTCGCGGGTATAGTTGTGATAAGTTTTCGGAGCGCGTCCTTGGCACATGTGGTGCTATTGAAGGGAGATTTTACCCATGTTTTTGGTTGACCACGGTAGGAGTCGGGAATATCTACAGTTTTGTCCCATATCGCGATGATGTCGAGGAGGAAGTAGTATATTGAATAGGGGTGTTTGTTGTAGGGTGGGTCGAGGTAGGCGAGATCAATGTCCGTATCATTCCCTGCCTCGTCGTCGGCCCATGCCTGTGCGTCTTTTCTGTGGAGTGATACAGTACCGTCGCCACTAACAGATCCATTCCACAAAGGGTAAGGTAGAGTGATGAGTTGTGTGATTCTTTTGCAGTCTATTTTCTTCTTTCCACCGAAGGCGCCGACTCCGTCTTCATCTTTGTAGAAGGCTGCGAATTGTCCGTTGGTGTTGGTGTGCATGGAGCATTCTGCGAGTAGGGGTGCGAGTAGGAATGGTTCTAGCGCGACAGGCACGCGTTCGGACGCGATAAAGTCGCGTATAGCATCAATGCGCCGCGCGTTGGTTTGCGTGAAGTAGCATCGTTCTCCCGCTTGTATATTGTCGTCGTCTTGTGGCGCCCAATACTTGGCGACGTATGCGTTCGTTCCATTATAGTCATCGGAGCATATGTCGGCGAGCGCGTTCGCCTGGTCAATGAGTGAGTGTATGTGTGCCTGTGTCTCAGGGTCTGGTTCGCGTAGGTAGCATTGGTTGCTTATGTGTGCGTAGTGTGCGAGGTCGTTTGCGATGAGGTGTTTGACTCTTTTCATGTTTGTATCCTCCACGTTAGAAACAGAGGTAATAGCGAGTCGTGACACAACTCCAGAGCCTGAGAAGGTGTCAGCGAAGGATATGGGTCTTCCATCTAGCGCCTCTTGTACGTATGCCATGGCGCCTTCAATGTGTGTGAGAAGTTTGCGTTTGTTTCCCATGTAGGTGATGAGTTGTTGTTTGAGGAAGGGAGTAGCAGTTTGTGTTGCTATAGACATGTGTGTGTGGTATGCGTATGCGTATGTGGTTGATATGCGTATATTGTAGGTGGTTATAGTTCTTCGTCCAGTGGAACGACTAAAGGTGTGTTTGTGTTACAAAGTGTTCTAGTTGTACAAGTGTTCGGTTCTGTCATATATACCTCTTGAACGGATGTCCTGCACAATGGGCATTCGGGTCCGACGAAAACTCTGTTACGGTAACGGGAAGTGTTTGCATAGATGGATTGTGAATATCCATCGATGCATGTGTAACAGAATATATGGAGACATGGGTTACATACCGCTGCATTGTCTTTGTCAATATGTTCGATGCATATGGGACAGGATGTTATAATGGGTTCGTTGCTTCCTGAACCGAAGAGTTTGTATGCGTTCGTCACGATGTCTGCGTCAATACGTATATTGATATGAGGGGCGATATTTGTACCATTTCCATTTCCATTTCCATTTGTGTCATCATCTGTTTCTGTTCCGAAACCAGCATCTCTGTTCGCCATGATCCGTGTCATGAGTATTCCGTCCATGGGATAGTAGTATTGGTGACGGACGACTTGTTGTCGTTGTTGTTGTTGGTACGAATGTGTTGGTGGTTGTAGTATTTCCATCACGGGATTAGGAAGAGGAGACACGTATTGTATATATATGTTCGCTGACTCTGCTATAATCATTCCCGTGATTGTCGTTCTATTGACCAGTCGTACGATTGTCTCTGCGATTCTGTCCGCCATTTTTTTCGCACAGAGCGGCATAACAATTGTGATGAATGTATCAAATAGCATTTTGTATGCTATATTATCAGTGTGTGATTTTATGCGGATAGGTGTGCACTCTCCCTCATACGTATTATACTCATTGTGGTTCCACTCACTCTCATCATCATTCCAGTATTCGCATATGGGTATTACGACGGATCTGGTGATTGCAGATAGTGCATAAATGGAGCTTGCGATGCGCAATAGTCCTGCTACCCAGAAAGAATACCGCGGTTGACGTGCTGCGAATGCATTATAGTGTCGGTTCATTGGATTAGTATGTATGTGTTTGTACACCTTTGGACATTTAAGTTCGCACAAAAATACGAAAATGTAAAACTGTAAAAATGTAAATGGTCGGTTGGTCGCCTGTGTGGTTGTCCAAATGTACTAAATGTAATAAATCCATCAGTATAAAGCTTGAATGATAATATGTACAGAGATATCTGCTCCATATTATTATGCCGACTTCCAAATCAACCGATCCGACTCCGACTCCGACTCCGACTCCATTACAAACTCCATCCCTGGTCAATACACACCACAACTACTGGTGTCCGTGTTGTGAATATGGTGCGCGCACCGCCAGCCAGTTTCGCAATCATTTGTACACGAATCGTCACTATCGTGCATGGAGTCGTAGGCATACACAGAATCAGAATGAACAAATAACGATCACTGTGGAGCCTGTGGAGTCATGTATATCCCCCGATGTCGGTGATGATGTCGTTGATGATACCGTTGATGATGTCGGTGCCGATGATGCCGATGTCAGTGAGTGTGAAATGGCTTCAGAGATAGAGATAGATACAGATACAGAGACAGAGATAGATACAGAGGCAGAGGCAGAGATAGATACAGAGGCAGAGATAGATACAGAGATAGAGACGGAATCGGAATCGGAATGGTCTACTATACCAACGTTCTATAATCGTTACAATCGTTACAATCGTTACAATCGTACCAGTAAGATTGATTCTTCTGTAAATCATATCATCAACGAGAAGAATCTCGTAGAGTATGAGCTGTTTACGACCCGTCTCATGATTCTTGGTGGATTTATCATGGGTATAGTGGTGGAACAATACCTATCATATTATTATGCTACAACAACTAGTTATATGGGTGTAGATGGGGGGGTATGTGAGTGTTAGATTTACACCACCGAATATTCAAACTGTAAATGGTGGAGCCTGAAGGGCATAATTACAAATGCGTATGCTACCTACCTCCTCTTAACCGAAGAACCAAATGGAGCGTGCTTTCTTTCTGTACGTTGTAGTCGGCCAGAGTGCGACCATCTTCCAGTTGTTTTCCTGCAAAAATTAGTCGTTGTTGATCGGGTGGGATACCTTCAAGGTCTTGGATCTTCTGTTTGACTGCGTCTATGGTGTCGCTGGGTTCAACATCAAGTGTAATCGTTTTACCTGTGAGGGTTTTGACGAACAATTGCATTATGTGATATTCATATATTATATATTGCGCCATGAACCGAGTCTAGTCGAATCCGTTCAGAATTGAAAGATGTCCATTGGAGGACGAGTTAGACATAACCCTCCAATCAGAGTAACTATAGTTAGTAGTAGTTTTACAATACCAAAACTACTTCTTGACTATTTACCAAGAACATTATATCTGTCCATGCAGCAAATAAACGAGTATGTCTATCATCCTAAAGTTGAGACGGAGGAAGAAGAAGTAGTACAAGTAGAAAACAATCCAAAGAAGAAGAAGAAGAGGTTGGTGATAAAGGCGCGACCCGCACCAGTACCAGTACCAGTACCAGTACCCGTACCCGCACCCGTACCAGTACCAATGCCCGCACCCGCAAAAGAAGACGAAGATGCCTTCGTCCTCCAGACGATGCTTACGTGTCTGGGTAACAAGCGTTCCCTCGTGAGTAACATTAGAGACATCGCCGACGATGTGCGTCGTCGCTTAGGTTTGGGTCTAGGAAAAGACAAGCCCCTGCTTCGTATACTGGATGGGTTCAGTGGTTCTGCCGTGGTATCACGCAAGCTGTCCTACATCGCATCGTCTCTGCATACAAACGACATGGAGGAGTATGCGTATTTGATGGCCAAGTGTTCTGTGGAGACACCATCGTCGGAACACCGTGTCCAAATAGCGATACATATAGATCGGATGAATGCACTAGCTGCGTCGGGTCCGTATGTGCGTGGTTTCGTGTCGGAGTTGTACGCGCCCAAGGACACTGCGAACATTGAGATGGGAGAGCGTTGCTTCTATACGCAGGAGAATGCACAGATCATCGATACATTGCGTGCCTACATTGCAGACGAGGTGCCTACAGAGTTGCAAGCGTATTGTCTGGTTCCTTTACTGAACAAGGCGAGTATTCAAGCGAATACGTCTGGAGTGTTTAAGGGGTTTCATTCTGAGAATGGTGTGGGTAAATGGGGTGGTGCTGCAGGTGGATCTTTGCCGCGGATAACGGGTCCTATCCGACTGGATATGCCAGTGTGGAACACGGCGTCCGCGTTCGTGGGGCGTGCGACGCGGCAAAACATCAACACCCTTCTCGCAGGAGATGAGTTTGCAGATGGGAGTTTGGATTTGGTGTATTTGGACCCTCCTTACAACCAGCATCCTTACGGGAGTAACTACTTCATGTTGAATCTGATCGCGACGAACACGGCTCCTGCTCCAGAGGTATTGTCGCGTGTGTCTGGAATCCCGAACACATGGACTCGGTCGGACTACAATTACAAGAAGAGTGCGACCACGGCAATGAGTGAATTGATTGAGTCGTGTTTACGTAAGAGTGCTTATGTGTTAGTATCTTACAACGACGAGGGTATCATCGATGATGCGACATGGGCTACGATATTGGCTCCATATAACATGGAATTGTTTGAGATAAAGTATAACACTTATCGTGGGTCGCGTAATTTGGCTGGGCGCAGTGATAAGGTGATGGAGCGCATGTATCTGATTTGGCGCAAGTAGGTAGGGTATACGAAAGTATGATGATGTATATATTTTTATTCGAATATACCCCACTCCTTATTATATACGGGTGTTTGTCCTGTGCCTCGGACCTGTGCTACGTTACCCATTGTTCCTGGATATGCAGTTTCATCCTCTACCTTGTATTCACCAGTGCTAGGGTGAATAGGTACGTAGAGACCATCATATCTCGTATGTAATGATAGGGGTTTGTTGTTAATTGCACTTGTTGCTGAGCCTGTTGCTGAGCCTGTTGCTGAGCCTGTTGCTGAGCCTGTTGCTGAGCCTGTTGCTGAGCCTGTTGCTGAGCCTGTTGCTGAGCCTGTGCCGCCCTTTCTGTGTCTAGTTTTCTTGTTGCTACTCATTCTTTTCTTGTGTGTGTGTGTGGTGCGTCTTCTCTGACGACGACTCTTTTTCCTACGGGTCTTTCTCTGACGGCGACTCTTTCTCCCATGGGTCCTTGTTCTGCGATTCTTACGTGTTCCGTATCCCCCGAACGAGTTATGGCGAGGTATCTTATCTATTCTAGATGTAGATGCATTATGTGTGAGTCGTTCCAGTGGGGTTATGGGAGCGTTTGTTGATACCTTTTGGTTTTGCCTGGGTCGCTTTCTGGAAGAACTGGTTGAACTTATCGGATCAAATGGATTGACATTATTGAGTGTAGGTGGTAGTGGTGGGTCGCCACGAATGACAGGACTCGTGATACCAAATCCATGTTCAACATCTCCTGTGGCGTAGAGTGATGGAGCACCTGTACTACTACCTTCGGCCGCGATCCATTGTCCGTTTATAGCAGGGTATCCCTGAACGATGTTACGTTTGAATCCTGCATTATTTCTTATCGTTTCGTTTGTGGAATTGATTCTAGATTTTCTCCCTGGTTTGAGCATGTCGAACCCAGCTTCGCGAACGAATCGGTTTTCGGGTGAGATGAATGGGTTGTTTCCATGTTTGTCTTCAGATGGCCAGTCCTCTTCGTCGCTCTCTCCTTCTTGTCTAGGAACCTGTATCCGTTGGCTTGGGGGTGTTTTTCCTGCTAAAATATACGCGGCTATCATTTCGTCATTATTTTTTGGTAACGCCCAGTCCATATGTTCGGTTCCTGCTGGAATATTGGTCATCATAGTCTATATAATAGGGTGTGAAAAACAAAAAATATATACATTTTTTGTTTTTGTTTGTTTTTGAATAACTATTCTAGTAGTAGTGCCACCTCCTTCGTCGCAAGTTCAACGATGCGTTTGCTGACAGCGAGGTATTCGTGTGGCATCCATAGGGATGATTTGTGTGGCATTTCGTTCCACTTGTGCGCCTTGACGCACACGGTTGCGACGGACGCGAATGGAATGTATTTTCCCATGGTTCGTTTTTGGATACGGATGTTGGCGACCAGGTTACGCATGTCTTCAGTGACTTTATTTTGACTGGTTACATCAGTCTCAGTCTCGGTCTCATTATTAGTGATGTACATGCTGTGGTTGGGAACGCAGTAGTTGCCGATCTCTAGTCTCGCTGCGATGGTTTCTGAATGATGAAAGTCGCATCCCGATGCGAACACGACGGATGGGAAGTAGGGTACGTGTGCGCACATCATCTCCTCTGCGCGTACGTTCTTGAAATATCTTTCAATTGCGTTGCCTGTTGCCTGGCGTGGTTTTCCTGCTGCATGAAGTTTGTCGTTGGTGCCTTGTACTTTGTCTTCACCAATGTAGAGTGGGTATTGTTTGCCTTTAACGTTCCACATGATGATACCTGCGTCTGGTCTGATTCCACGTGAGGAGCTTGTTTTCAGTAGGGGTTTGATATCGAGGTTCTCTTTCTCCGCATCTGTTCTACCAAGAGTGAACGATGGGTCGCGCATGAACTCTTCTAGTTCATGAAACTCTACAAACTTGAAGTACTGTATGCATCCTCCGTGGGGTGTGATAAGATCGCGTGCGTAGGCGAGTAGGGGGTCAATGATAGTCTTGAGATTTCCCTCACTGACATTGGAGTCATCAACGAGTGTGCGACCGTCTTTGTGCATGGCGATGTGTCTGTTACTGAGTCCGATAGACTGACTGGGTGTCACAACAATCGGAGGAGACAGAGCCATACCAACAACAACAGCAACAGCAGCAGCAAGCGGGGTTTCCGTTGGAGTTGGAATTGGAATTGGAGTTGACGTCTGTGACATGGTGATAAGGGTTCGCAAGAAGAGTCTAATGACGTTCTATGTATGTATGATGCTATACCTAATATGTATCAATGTATTTCAATTTGTCGGAGGAAAAGTACTAAAATATATGCATATTGTATGACGACTATTCGAAGAAGACGTGCCACCATCACTAGAACCAACTCTAAGCGACACAAGACTAAGAGACGTACCACTACCAAGTCAAAGAGGCGTACCACTACCAAGTCAAAGAGGCGTACCACTACCAAGTCAAAGAGGCGTACCAAAACGATGAAAGCTGGTTCAGGATATACTAGACAAATAACGAATGCCCAGAAGATCGCGTACGCCCGTGAGAAGGGGTCAGAGATTCCTGATAAAACATTGCTTCGTATTCTGAATAAATGTACGGAGGATCAAGTGAAAGACATGAGTATAGAAGATATTAACAAAAAATATATCACATGGCGAGAGTTAGAGACTGAAAATCGGAAGAAACTACGGGCATTGAAACGTGAATCTAAGTTGTATCCTCCCTCCAGTAGTAGTAGTAGTAGGGGCGCACAAGTGGGACGAGTCAAAAAAGCGTCCAACAGTGCGTCATGTGGAGTGAAATATGGCAAGGAAAGAAGTGGATTGGGTTTAGTAGCATGCTATGACGCCGCTGAGAAAGAAGAGGATTTCGAAAGCCCTTTGAAAAACTATACCCTGGATCCAGAGGAGGATTTTGATGTGAATACTCCTGGACGGTTGTTCCATGCCAGCGAACCTGCTAAACCGTGGTCGAGTCCGAGTAGGGGTATCTCGTCTCAGCGAAATACTATTGCGAACGTCCAAAACTTGTTTCCTCCACAACCTCCACAAGCGAACCCCATTGTTGATGATACCGACTTCTCTGATTTAGGATTTGATATGGGAATGAAACAACAACAACAGCATGGCGATTATGACAAATAAGTTTATGAATGACGGTGACGAGTTTTACTTAGTTTGATTGTTGTTGCTGTTGCTGTTGCTGTTGCTGTTGTTATCAATGATAACTTGGTCCAATTGTTAGATGTGATGGGGATATTTGTTCTTTCTTACGATACATCTCAATGCTTATGTCTAGTCCATCTATTATTTTGAATCTTTTTTGTTGGAAATCTGTGAAGTCTTTCTTTGGAACATCCTTTGGATATTTATAACCAGTTTCTTTTTCTACTATTTCCACCATTTTTTCATCTCGTTCTTTCTCAATTTGATCTAATTTGGATATAGTCGTTGCGTTCTTTATTCGTTCAATAAAGTTGTTCTTCAAAGTTGTAAAGTCAATGGACTCCATATATATAGTAATATTATGCAAGTTATTCTTAATTCAAAATGGGTTAGCAACAACTAATAAGTTTATGAGCGATGGTGACGAATGGATTTTCTGCGGTTGTTTCTGATTCCAGCCTCCCCAAAATTGACCCACTATTCTACCGCAGCAACTAAATACATAGTAATACCAACAAGAAGATGCGCGACCATACCATTGTAATTTCCCCTAGTCTGATCGTTGATTACGAAGTGGGTCAGACCGCTCAAGAGAATCATGATATCATTGATACCGCTGCGCCCACGGATCTGTGGTTCCATGTGACGGGGCGTCCGTCGTGTCATGTGATTGCGCACGTGCCCGAGGAAGTGTTCGGTCTCGCGTCCAAGGCGCGTCGCGATGCGCTGCGCAAGATCAGTAAGCAGGGTGCGGTATTGTGTAAGCGGTATTCCAAGTACGCTTCTGAGAAGAACCTGAGCATGGATGTGGTGCGCGTGGCCGACGTGACGAAGACGGCGATACCAGGATCGGTGACAGTGACTGATGGATCCACTACACTTGTGGTGATATAAATACAAAGAAAAAGGGATAATATTATTTACGTATATGTATTATTTTTTGTTATAAGATGGTGATGTTACGAGTAGAACGGTTTGTTTTGTGGATCATGTATATCGTGGAGGGATAGCAGTGTCATTGCGACAAGCATCTCTTCACGAGTCCTTTGTGCGAAGGCTTTGGCTCTAATCTGTCGGATGGTGGTATATGGTCTCTTGTAACGACCGATGAAACCATGTCGTCTGTGGTGGTTACGAAACCACTGAGAACCACACGGTAGCAGTCTATGGGATTGTGGGAATAATAATTTAGTATATCGCCCAATAGGTCGCCCAATAGATCGCATAAGAGGAGGAGTAGTAAGAGGAGTAAGAGGAGCCTGTTCTTGCTGTTCTTGCTGTTCTTGCTGTTCTTGCTGTTCTTGTTTCGTTTGTGCGCGTGTTTTGACCATGGTTGTCTTTACTTAGTATATACATGGGACACTAATGCGGGATTCTAAATCAATTCTTTTACTGACCAATCTAATCAGTTACATACTAAGTCCGTTAGCGCATGCGTCGGAGACCATATCGAAGTACTCCTGTGGTGTTTTCCTCCTCAATCCTATGGCCAGATTTCTGCACACGACCTCCGATGGTTGTTCGTCTGGATCGTATCCGTATTTTTCGTAGAACTGTTCATCGTCTTGTTCGTGTTCTTGTTGTGCAGCCCATACAATGCGTTTGGATTCGTCGTCGGGTGCGCCGCCGTGCGCCGCGATGCGCTGCGCCCAGAGCGGTGAGCGATGTGCGTAATACTCCCAATGGAATCCGTATGCGCGTCTGACTGCGTCGCTCGCTCCTGGTGTTATGTCGTCGTTATCGCCATTATCATCATACTTGCAGAAGGATTTTTCCTCGGACATGGACATGACGGTAACGTGTTGTAACATTTTATCTGCTCGTATGACCGTACCAGTACTAGTGTCAGTGCCAGTGCCAGTGCAACCATCGTGTTCGTGTGCGGGTACAAAGAGTTTCTTCCCCATTTTGAGTTTGCGTGCGTATGCGCCGACGAGCGCGAGGCGCGCGACGCGTTCCACGTCTTCTGGAACCCCAATATCTCCCCCCGCGAGTTTGTGTGGGTTTGTGCGTAGTTTGTCTAGGTTTCTAAAGAGTGTGAGTATCTTCTTGCAGTTGGTGGGTGCGATACCGTCAAGGAGGAGGCTGTTTAGTTGAGGGGAGTCAGTGATCATGATATCGCACTGGTCTGATGTGTAATCGGGGAAGAAGGGTATCGTGTCGTCTGTATCTGTCGCGGTCATGCATGATCGTAGCACATCAATGTTGAAGGGCCTGATCATGAGGTTAGTGATGATGTCATATGTAGCACATTCTGCTTCATTTGAATCAGTGGTACATCCCCTTAACCGTTTGGTTTGTTTGAGGAGGTAGTTGTAGAACTCTGGGTTGAGCGAGAAGTAGTAGTTGAAGTATGCGTTCCATAAGATGCTTATGAGCGTGTCGGTGAGCCCTGAGTGTAAGAGTTCCATCGCCCAGAACTGGGCCTTGTCCGTGTTTTTTAGCAAGAGGTTAGTGGCTAGGGAATGACATACGTCTTCCTCCACGTACAGGTAGCGTGTGAACACAAAGTCTTCTCCTATGTCGGTCATTGTTTTGTATAGTATAGCGTGGGTGAGTATATCTATACCCGATTCAATTTTTATGAACAAGTTGGATACGTTTTATTATCGCGTGGTACAGTATAAGTATGCCCAGCAAGAATCCCTGGATCCTACACATGGCTGCCACGCGCAAGAAGCATCCTGGAGCAAGCTTTAAGGAGATTGCTGGTTTTGCCAAGAAATCTTATAAACCCGTTACAGGAAAGGCGTCCCATAGCAGACGCAAGTCCAAGGGTAAGAAGTCCAAGGGTAAGAAGTCCAGAGGCAAGAAAGGTGGAAGACGCACGCGTGGTCGTGGTCGTGGCCGCCAGCACGGCGGTGGCGAGGACGATGAGGACACCACCACCACCAGCGATGATACCACCAGCGACACCACCGATAATACCAGCGATGATACCACCACCAGCACCACCAATGATACCACCAACGGTGATGGTTTCAAAGGAATTCTAGATAAGCTCACTGGCGGTCGCCGTCGTCGCAGCCGTCGCAGCCGTCGCAGTCGTGGAAAGAGTTCGCATTAATATGCCGACGAATATCTACCCGTGTAAAAAGAATGTAGCGATGTAGCTACTAAAATAGTTGAAATAGATAAGATATAGATAACATAGAATCCTTCTCTGCGTTATGTGTAATAATAATATGAGACAACCATTATATAGATAAATCGTATGATGAACATGCTTACCAACCATCAAGTGCCAGTGCCAGTTCAAGTGCCAGTACCAGCCCCTCCTGCGTTTTCTACGTACGCGATTAGTACGCAGGTATATTTGGATAACGTCTCGCGCGAGTACATCACAATATTGACGATCGATCGAATGCCTGTAGAGAACACTCCGTTTCGTGACATTGTTCAATCCATCAACTCTCCTCCTCTATCCTCTTATGGGTCTGGGTACGGGGGTAGTTTAAATGTGGGTAGAGGAGGGAGTTCATGTTCGTGTGTGTATGCGTTGATGTCGCTAAGTCCGCATAGGTTTGGGGGTGGGGGTAGGTACAGCACCCACATGGATACGAGCGAGATCCCCTCTTTAATCTCGTTCCTGGGTCAATGTGGGTACCGTGTGGATGCGCAGGTAACGCAGCTGATGTTAGGTATAGGTGTTCCTGGAAATGGATCTGGAAATGGATCTGGAAATGGAATTGGATCTGGAAATGGAATTGGATCTGGTAATGCGTCTAGGTTGGTGTGTTACATCAACATTGGCCAAATATGATCCTAGTACAAAATTGAAAAGAAACGAGTGGCGGAGTGTACGAGTATTATCTAATCCCAACTCTATATAATATATATATCCGTTATCCATTCGTCCGACATATTCAGTATGCCTCCGAGACTGATTGTGAAGAAGCGTCCAGTCCCAGTCCCAGAACCAGAACCAGAACCAGTCCCAGAACCAGAACCAGTAATTGAATCTACAAAGAAGAAGAAGAAGGTGGTAGTTGTGAAGCGAATGGTGCCAAAGAAGAAGGTGGTTCAACTAGATGTACCTGTTGCTGTACCTGTTGCTGAGCCCAAATCCATGGATCAGTACCTGATCACATTAACCGACCGCGACCGTTCCGTCATGGCCATTGCGAGTGAGCATCTAGGAACATCATTCTGTTTGGAAAAAAGTGTAGGATTTGTGGAGTACATGCTCTAATTAATAATATTCTATGTATATGGATGAAAAATAAAACGATTCTGTTTTATTTTTCATAAAGAGTGAATGTATTGATAGTACTAATCAAATCTACTTACTTTACTTACGATCTTTTGCGATAAGAACGCGACTTGCGTCGGCGAGTATGCATTCTATTTTTGCGACAGTATCCGCGCACATTATTTCTCTTGACGGTGCGACAACCCCTAATTTTGCGACACTTACGTGCGGTTTTTCCTTTGCACAGACTCTTTCCCATGATGTATGTGTATACATGTACGTGAGATAAAAAAGAGATGCGCCATTTCTTCTAACGAGTCCGCACAATCTTGGAAAAGGGGACGACAACGAGAGACGAAGAAGAAGAAGATGAAGAATTATGTGTATGTTGTCGTCCTCTCCTCTCTCCCCCAGATTGATTTGATGGTGTTGTTACAGGAGGAGGGAGTGGTACCTTGTGTTTGAGTTTCAGGATGGTCTCTGAGTATCCGTCCAAGAACGCCTCCGCCGTGGCCGCGCCCGCCTGTGTCGTTGCCATGGCCATCTTAACGAGCGCATCGAGGGATGTGACTGCGGCGAAGGCCGTCCCGATAATGGGTACGGCTGACAGTACGCTCGTGCTTGCGATCAACATGGAATGAAGAATAGTGTCTAGTGCTTTGGTCAGCACGGGTGCGAGTTTCGGCAGTACGCGTTCCATGACGGGTTCGGCTTGTGCGGCGAGGTCGTCAGACATGTTGCTTATCTCTTCAAGAACCTTTTTGAGCGGTTCTATAAGGTTGGCTGCCTCTACAGTCTTTGACGCGATAGCGAGTTGTTCTTTGAGAATGACGACAGTAGAAAGAATCCCAGCCTGTAGTTGAGGTGCGAATACTTGCGCTTGCATGTTAAATACTTTTAGGTATGATGATATGATGGCACCCGAGACGGATAATGGAACCTTTGCGAGTTTGAGCAATGGGTCTGTGATGCTGGTGTAGAGTACAGTGGCGTTATCTATTTTGTCGTGTATCTCGGAGGTCACTGAACCATCAGAAGATGAATCTGCTAAACTACCACTACTATTTGCAGGTTTGAGTCCCGCGAGGGATGCGGCGCCCACCGCGGCCATCCCGATGGTATTTTTGACAATGTTTCCGCTGACCATTCCTACTAGATCAGTGAAGCCTACCCGGTTCGCCGCGAAGTATTCTTTGGTAGATACCTTTTCCCCTCCTAGCTCGCCTCCTGTCTGGCCTGATTGTTTGCGGGTTAATGTGCGCTTGGTTTTGGTCTTATTATTCTTAATGTTTCTACCTTGTCCAATTATATCCGTTTTTCTGTTTCTGGTTCGGTTCCTGTTTCGGACCCGCATAAATTGTATATGTGGATATGGTTATAGTATGGCAACATAAGATTTGACATGCTTTCTGTGCGATGCAATCATTATATTGATACCTGAAGGAGTTGTTGTTGTTTTTTGTACTCAGCAAAACTGACATTTTTATGAACCGATCTAGGTACTGGTACTGGTACTGGTACTAATGCTGATGTTGGTTCTCCCTCTCCCTCTCCCATTTCATCTTCCGTGTCACTGATATTGTCGGTATTCTTAGTAGGTGTGTTGCGTAGAACGACGAGGTCTGACATCCTACCGATCCGAATGAATCGTGGTCCAACATTTACCGTTACCTTTGTTGGGGAGGTAGTTGTTATAGTACTACTAGTACTAGTCGCAGTGCCCTTCTTCACGTCCGTTTTTGCCTGTGTAAACTTGGCGAACATTGCGCTGTTTTTGCCACTGTGTAGTCCAGCCCCAGTCTTACTTGTTTTGTCTTTTCCCGATGATTTTGTGGCGACGTCTGGTATTGGTGCATGTTCCATGAGATGCGGTGCATGAAATTGTACCGCGAACTTCCTGGCTACGGTATGTAATAGGTTGGTGGGAATGGAGTTGTTTGCGTAGTACGTGAATGCGCTGCGATCCGAGTCGTATCGCATCGCTACCCAGCCTCTCGGAGTGAGTTCCATGACGATATTGTTTGATAGAATGCGACTACTGCTACTGCTACTGCTACTGCTGGAAATCTTTGCGAGTTTGTCTGCGTATTTCGTTTCATACATTTCCAGTAGCGTCAGTGGTAGGATCGTTGGTGGGAGAATGATGTCATCGATGATCCATGGAACCCGATGAACAGATTGAGACCATAATTGTAGTATCGCGCTGCATACTAAGCGGGTAGACCATCTTACCCAACTCTCTGGCTGGTATTGAAACGTTTGAGTTTCTGATTGAACTGTTGTATCATCAGTCTCAGTACTAGTACTAGTACCACCAATTCGGGTCCGACTTGCAAAATGTACGACGGTGTCAGCCACTTGCCCTATCGCCTGGAACACGAACATGAAGGGGAAAAACGAGAATAAGATGCTTCCTATAAAAGGATGATGTGCTGAATTATATTTATCCATGAAACTGTTGTTGTTGTTGTTGTGCGAACAAACGAGGAACGTAGTAGTCTGTATTACTATTGAATACTCCGTCTAAACTGTGTTGTACTATAATTAGGTCAGTCCAAAAACAGTAAAAATGGGTAGCCCATCTTTACTGTTTATTTATGTTTTTGTTAGTTAGTTAGTTAGACCATGCGCGCCCGCATGCTCATCAATTGTTCTATTTCGTTCGCCATGTCGGCACAGTCGATGATCTGGTAGCTACCGCATAGCGTGTCGGGGTGGAGCACCACTAGCCGCATGTTGCGCACGATCTTTCCATATTTGCGCTCCAAAATGTACTTGTATGTGTTCAGTTGGAGACTGTAGTGCCAGAAGTTGGTATTAGGGACGTGTTGGATGCATTCGGTGGATGCCACGTCACCAAAGTTGTTGGTGCGTACGATCTCTTTGGCGCGTTTCCAGTCGTATATATCTACTGTTCCGTCATTGTTTTCATATACCATGTCAATGGAACCTGCCAGTTTCAGGTCGTTGTCATAGATCATCCATTCTGTGCGGAATGGTGTTTTCTTGGCGCACTGTTCCAAAACGAATCGGAGGAAGTAGTCCCACTCCACTGTATTGTTGTTGATAACGCAGTCGCCATCGGCCTTGTCTTCCATGTAGGATTCATATAGTATTTGATGGTCGGTGGAAACGAGATTATCGTCTTCATCCACAAGGTGTTGGTTCATGAAGCATTCAATGTCGGCGTGCAGTTTGGTGCCTTCACTGCTCGCGACTGCACCATTGTCTTTCCATAGCTTCTTGATTTGTGCTGGGGTCATTCCCCAGTACTTGTTGTCCTCGTTCCAGTTTCTCCCCGCCATCATCTTCCTGATGATGAGGTCGCCATCGAATGCAGGGAAGTGTGAGTGGTTCCATTTGGTGACGCTGATATAAGTGGATCTTGGATCGTTAGTGATGGTATATTTGTGCCACTTTTCTTCGAATCGGAGGTAGGTGTCTCTTTCATGTGCGTTGCGCTTCTTGAGTACGTCGACGAATATAGGTAGTTGATGTGTCATATTGTTGAGTCCGTGACGAATATATGCATATATTGTGTTTATGTCTAAGCGTTATCTGTGCTTATCCCATTCAATTCTTTGAACTGTTGTGGTCCTTAGCGCAAGTTCTACTGCTTAACCTAGTACTGTAACCAACTATCCGTTTCAATCTTTTTTATGTTCAGGAATGAACCTTCCTGTGTCATCGGTGATCTTTGCGTCCATCATTGATTCATCTTTTCTCTCTGCGATCACGAGGAAGGATACATTTGCACACGATTGTTCGTTCTTGCACGTGATGTGAAGTATATTGGTTCCGACCTCCATTTTTCCTCGTACTGGGTCCCAGTCGCTCTCATTGGTGGTGAATATGGATGGGTTTGTGCACAGGCTAGCAAAGGTGCCTTCTGTCATGTGGAATAATTCATCAATATTGATACGTGCGCATCCCGCGACCAATGTGACTGTGTCGCGGTAAAGCAGGTCCAGTCGTGGTGCCTCCACGCTCGCGTGTTTGAGAACGTATCCTTGTTCTTTCATTTCTTTCAAAGGGTGTTCAATGGTGAAGTTCTTTGCTTTTCCTGTGATGATGCCTGATGTGATTACGTCGGTGACGTAATTGTTTCCCAAAACGATTACATTTGACTTATTGACGCGTGCACCTGCGCCTATAGCGGTTGCATTGACAATGGTTGGATTCGTGACGTCGGCGCCTGCTCCAACTGCTGTGTTATGTGAACCAGTCACATTGTATGCGAGCGCTTGCAGTCCGAGTGCGGTGTTGTAGTTTCCATGTACGTTATTGATGAGCGTTTCGTATCCGAATCCGCTGTTCGCGTATCCTGTTTTGGTTTTCATGAGTACACGTCTTCCTGTGGCAACATTGTACTTGGCCGTATCCGTCACGTATAACAGGTTGTCTGACCCGACTGATGTGTTTTCCAAAGCGTCTGTGACGTGTGAGGAGTTGATTCCATCTTTTCCGTTGGTTCCGTCGTTTCCGTCCATTCCATCAACACCTGGTTGACCCTCTGGGCCTATCAGATGTTCCCAAGTGGGATCAATGGGGTATGTGTGTCTGATACACGAGTTGTTGGTCACACCATCATTGTTTATGCTACCATTAGTTTGTGCTGTTTGTAACACCGACCCATCTGCAAAGTAGATTCCTCCGACCTGCATGATGGAACTTCCTGATAGATCTACATGACTATTTATGATGGTTCGTGTGTTTATTGCGCCTTCGTATCCTGTGATGATCTGGTCTGTATGTACGGAGTGCGCTGCGTTCGTAATATTCTGTTTGCTGTTATACGCAAGACCTCCGAACTGCTTGAATGATGTCATTATGTATGTACGTATACTAACTATACACATAATAAAGCGCCTATATTACTCTACTGAAGAAGTCCGTCCGATTCAGATGGTTTACTCTTATTATTATCTTAGCCACTTACGAGATTCGAACTCGTGGCCTACACCTTACAAGGGTGTCGCTCTACCCCTGAGCTAAAGCGGCGGGTTATTGACAAAACAAACCAAAACACAAATAATATTTAGCCACTTACGAGATTCGAACTCGCGACCTACACCTTACGAAGGTGTTGCTCTACCCCTGAGCTAAAATGGCAGCATGAAATGGACCATAATATGACAATCGTTACAAAAAAACAAATAAACACCCTAAGCCACCTACGAGGTTCGAACTCGCGACCTACACCTTACTAAGGTGTTGCTCTACCACTGAGCTAAAGCGGCAATGTATCGTCACATCATTCCTTGACTCATGACGGACCTCATTCCCAATTTCGGGTGACAGAGATACTATATTACAGGAGTTGTCTCTAATTCATTTATACCAATGTCTATCATCTATCACTCGCTCATACTGAAACTCTTAATGTATTCGTGTAACGGTGTCGGTCCGTTATTTCCTCTCTCTCTTTTCTTCTTCGTCCTCTTCTTCTTTTTCTTTGTTCTCTTCTTTTTCGTTCTCTTCTTTTTCTTTGTTCTCTTCTCGCTAAGACTACTTACCGCTGGGACGGAGCGGTCACCCTTAATAAAGCTCACTGCATGCGTAGTCTTATCATAAAGCAGTGCGGGGTATCCATGTATAGATGGATCGTTGATGTCAACGGGTACGGGTAGTAGTATAGGTGCATTACGTGTGCATTTTTTGGTGGAAGAGGATGTAGATGGTGAGTTTCTTCTTCTTCGTCGTCTTCGTGTGTGTGGATTGTTGGTCAGTATAGTAGGGTTAGGATATGTATTTCTGTTTGTTGTATTGTTAGGTGATTTAACAATCACTACAGAAAATGATTGCGAATGTGATCGTTTCTTTGGTACTGCATATATAGTTGTCATCTGATATGTATGTTACGCGTGGGTTATCACTACCTATATACGGAACGTACGAAACGGTATACTATACGCATCTAAAAGAATTGAATAACAGTGAGGGATGTATAATTGTATTATCTTTTACGAATTACATTGCATACAGCATAACCTCAGATGAATACGAATACCAACATCAACAACATGGATAACATTGATAACGTGCCCGTCACCAATATTCCACAGGAACAGGAACAGGAACAGGAACAGGAACAGGAACAGGAACAGGAACAGGAACAGTCTATGGAAGATGTACTACCCATCATGTGCAGTGACAATATATACCCGATACAATCTCCTGATATCGCGCACAGCAATATTGCAACAACAACAGTGGAACCAGTACACTGTGATGGGTTGGAGTTGTATGCAAATGCAATGATAATGCGTGATAATGTAATGGTCCCCTCATTACACTCGCAACCGATGATGGGTGCAGCAGCCCCGCGACCACTACTAATGCGTTCGGATTCAATTGCCATCACCCCTCCACCACTAATGCGTTCGGATTCAATTGCCATCACCCCTCCACCACTAATGCGTTCGGATTCAATTGCCATCACCCCTCCACCACTAATGCGTTCGATGTCAAGTGCCATCACCCCTCCACCACTAATGCGTTCGATGTCAAGTGCCATCACCCCTCCACCACTAATGCGTTCGATGTCATGTGTCGCGCCACCATTACTCTCGCGGTCAGAATCTTCGTATGGTTCTTCCACCTCTCCCTACATACCAAATCCAAACATGTCAATAGACACCGTATTCTATCACATGTCTTCGGACTTGGAATTGGAACTGGACTCGGATACCAATGACGAGATGGACGTAGTAGTAGAGGAAGACGAAGTAGAGGAAGAACAAAAAGAGACAGGTTAAAATATACACGAGAAACAATGGTGAATGAACTATGACTGCATGGGTGCTAATGAAAATAATTATATATTCTGACATAATCTACTTAACAAACAAACATTATTCTATGTATTTCTTTTTCCTCCACAACTGGAACACCCGATGCCTTGGGTATGTTTATAGAACATGTCGTTCATGGTGGAGTATAATAGAATATGTGTTTGTTGATGTTGTGGTTGTTGTGCGTGTGCGTGTGGGGTTGCAGCAGCAGCAGCAGGAGTAGTACGATTGATATTTGTTCTATTACTACTACCTCCATCCGATCCCGAGAACTGCATAGATATACTGCGAGGCATCCTATCTGTATTTGTATATAATACACAGATATGATTTACATATGACTTTTTACGTAAGTAAGGTAGTGTCATCTATTTATTCCGATAACGTAACTACTGCGCTCTCTAGTTCCTCTAGTATTGTGATCTCTCTCTGGTAAGCTTCTAGAAGGGTGGTTGAGTTTGCAGCATTGTATTTTATACCGAGGTTATACACGGCAAGAGCTGCATCCACAACGGCAATATATGCGTCTCTAGCAACAATCGCCAGTGCCAATGCCACTACCTCTGCATCGTCCGTCTCTATTCTGATCTGGTTAATCACGTCGAGGCTCGCTCCGAGATTCGTCGCGGTCGCGAGTCCCGCTTGGGACTCGTACCACACAGTCAGACTGTCGTCGGCTTCTTTCATCGCGCTCAGTGCAATGGTTTTTGCCTCAGTTAGTGTGGTCGCAACACATCGTTCATTCTCTGCCTGAGTACCCGTGCCAACAATCTTGTACCATTCGGGTGCGACATGGTATATAGGCATCTCTTCACCCCGTCCCGCGCACCCACCTGACTTGACCAATTTGTTTACGTAGTATGGAAATGGTTTGTTCGCGCCAGATTGTATCACGCTCGCGGCTTGTAGTCGGGTCATATAATCGCTAAATCCTACTGATGGTTGTATGTTGGATCCCGACATGTTGTTTCCGATGAGCCGATTAATAATAGATTGGCTGGATGTCTTGCGGTTCCCCAAGAGGGGATATTCGGTGATACGTTTGTCGCAACATATCTGTTGTTGTTGTTGTTGTTGTTGTCCTACCTCACCATCGCATCCAAGATCTGTTCGTAATATGGCCATGCTAGCTACTGCGGTGCGGTCGGAGGACGACTGGTTCGTGCTGGGCTGTACCCATACGTTGGGATACTGTCCTTTGATCCACTTGTACTTGGTGGCGATCATGGATTTGGTGCTGCGCACCGACATTTGTGGTGCATTGACGGGTGCTTGTCCCAGTTCGGCTTTTATGTGTGGGAATGCCATGATGATGACATTAGACGAACTGTTCCCGTTAAACCCCCTGGGTGTTACGCCACGAAATGGTGTTCTCACAGATGAGTTTCGCATGGATTTCCCTATATAGGATAGGTTCCTTGATCCTCCATTGATTGTAAAGTTGGCACTACCGTTGGTGTGCGATTTTGCGTCAGTCTTTTTCTTTAGAATGTGAATGGACATGTGCTATCTACTATCTATCTACACCTATCTATGTATGTATGTATGTATACTGTGCATAAATAAATTATGACATGTCCATTCTTGTTGTGTGTGTGTCTACTACCATTGTCATTGCAACAAAAACAAAACAAAACAGCTTAAACGCATTCGGTATGTATATTTGGAGGAGTGAAACCCCTCTGTCTTATATCCAGATTTAGCTCAGTTGGTAGAGCGCCTGACTGTAGTAGTTCTCCTATCGGAAATGTAGTTATCGGGCGGTCATTGGTTCAATTCCGATAATCTGGAAATATGACACCATGTGTTCTCATATGGCGTCATAACTAATATATATTTTAGCTTACATGTATGCATCAGCCTATTTCGCTGTCTTGAATGGATCCATGAGATCCTCTACGAATTTGTTTATCTTATGAGGATTGATGATGACAGAACGGTCCTTGCATATCCAGAATGGGAGGATTCGTCGGCTTTTAATCTCGGCGTTGCGGATCTCTTGATAGAACATCTGGTCTATCACCGAGAAGGCTGATTTGAGTGCGAGTATATCGTGCATGTACGTCTTCTTCAGAGCGAAGAGGGTGACTAAGTGTGCCGCTCGGGGTTGTGATTGGTCAAGCATGATTGGTGGAACTACAGCACCAGCACCAGCACCAGCACCAGTAGCTAGGCGATCCATATCGTTTCGGTAGTTGATGTACCTGATCTCGTTCTTCACATTTTTTAGCACCGTGGTGACGCACTTGCGCCGGTCCTCAATCTTCTTGATGATAGAGAAGATGTTTGTGTGGTAGATCACAGGGTATCGCAGCCGCACGGCCTCTGGAATAATAAACCTGTTCATCTCCTTGATCTCCATAATCTTCTTGTCGACGCCCGCCATCTTCTGGGCCATCTCTGCGGTCAGATCCCTGCAGTGCGCCTCCATCGTCTGTGAGTTGGATGGATCGCCCTCATCAAAGTCATGGAACAGGAGTACCGATCCCGACGCGAACTCCATACTAGACTGTAATTTGTCGTATTGGTGGCATGACATGGTGTGCGCCTCTGTCGCCGCGTCCAGTTTCAAGTAGTTGACAATACCTAGTAGGAACCCGATGAAGGCGTTGAGCATGGCGAGTCCGATGGATCCCCATTCGTGTCTGTCGGCTGCGCCCGCGAGCACGGTGGCGATGGCGGAAAGGGCGATGGCTGGGAGCATCAGCATGTTCAACTGTGACGATGTATGGGCCTTGGATTCCATGTAGATGATTTTATGACCCTTCAGGTAGCTGGCCAGAATATCGAGCGCGGACGAGTAGCGGTGGTTGGGAGTGTTGTAGTACTTCTCAATCTTCCTTTCCACATCTTGGAATCCCAGTTTCTTGAAGACTGGTTGTTGTCGTTGTCGTTGTTGTCGTTGTTGTCGTCGTTGTCGTGGAGTCGTTGTGTCCCCTGTTGAGGAGCGACGATGGAACATATTGTTGTTGATCACCACATTGTTCTCATTATCAATGACATAATTATCGTCTACAGACGATTCGTCGCTATTCGTATCGCTTAAATCGCTCGCGCTTGCGTTCATGAATGTTCTGATTGGCTCTTGTGTTTGTGCTTGTACATGTGTCTGTTCCACGCCTACTATACCCATCGTCCCATCCACTTCTCCAAGTGGGTCGCGATATTCAATGGGAGATGTTGGTGGTGGTGGTGGGATTGGTTGTGATGATATCAATATATTATCGTCACCAGATTCTTCTCTGTTTATAGTAGTAGTAGTAGTACTAGTCCCAGGTATAAGCGGAAGACTAACGTCAACTGACAAGTTAGGCCTGATTGACTGACGAGGACGTGGGAGGGACATGATTCTATATGATGTGATGTTCGTTGCTGTACATCACATAATATAATAAATGGGGTAAAATAAGAATTGAAATCTTATTCTGTATGTACGTGTACACTATCAACAACAACATCGTAAGTCATTTCATAATGGTTTACACAGGCGTACACACTGATAAACAATTGAATACTTTTCATAACGAATTGGGACATTGGGGGCAGTTCGTGGACATTGAACTCCGTTACATCTCAAATACATCGTTATATAATAACAGACATCGTACCACAAAACCGTCACGAATGATGCGTTCAGAATCAAGCTCTAAAGAACTAAATATTATCCACGAGACGAATGAGACGGATGAGACGGAGGAGGCATGGTACATAGACACATATGGAACGAAACAAATCTCGCATACACCCCTCATGATATGTCCCTTCGAAACGGGGACGGGGTTCCTGAACCTGATGTTGGATAAGGTTTTAGGACTGTTCGGTAATAAACCCATACATATTGGGTAGATAGATGTATTATGATTATTATTATTATAGGTAGTGGTGACATAATTGTATTTTTGTATTTTATTTTACGAGTACTGCAGTACCACTTCCATTGAAAAGGAGAAATTATTCCCGTGCATATCGATGAGGGCCCCGTACTTGTTCAGGAGTCGCACCGACAGTTTCTCTATCCTGACGGGTCCGAAGTAATCGCGTGTCTTGAACATGGTATGGTTCCCAGGATATATGACCCCCGCGGCCTGTTGCGAGGCGGAGTACACTGGGACTCGTGCAATGATATTTCTCCCGATATAATCGCTTTGTGTCTTGGATACCACAGTGTTCGTGACAAAGTTATTATTGAAGTCGTCCAGCTCTAAGAACACGTAATCCAAAATATTTACATCAAATATACCCTCGCTCTGCAAAATACAGTAGTGATTTACTGTCCTACCCAAGAATGATATCATATCAGTATATACTGGCTCCTTATTCACAGTATATGTCGGTTTCCTGAAGCCTAAAATGTATCCGATACTGTCGTGTGCGAGCGACAGTTTAAATCCTGACAACGGATCACAGTCTATCGCATCAGCCTCGGTTACGACGGATTGAAAGTGTAGATCGAATCCAAAATCTGGAGATAGGTTAAGCGAGGTCGTGTCAAATGCGTAGAAGGCTGGTCCAGATTCATTCGACGTCTTCGCGCGGAAAGTCGTTTTTAGCGTGACTGGGTTTATCTCCACATGGACGAAACGAAGCCCATTAGTGTTACTAAATATATTGTTCAATGTATTCATCATCTGTGTGGCGT